AGATGTTATACAATCATATCTGGACATAAAATTCATAATTGCCTGGCCAAGTGCCAGACGTAGAAATACGGCTCATAACTGAATCCTGCTCATTCTGTGAGATTCGAAGCCAATCAGAACTAGTATCTGCTGCCAACTGCCTTCTGATCTTTGTTGAAGAGATCAAATAGGTGTAGCGCGGTTCTCTAGTCAAAACGTAAGTCCTCGTACGTACGTAATCATGGTATCTGCCGCTGTAAACTTTTATAGCAAATGGTGGAATATCAACTGACTGCTCCTCAGATCGTCGAGAACTTGATTCGACAACCTCAGGAACCTCAGAAAAATCTTCATCTGGAATAGGTGGGGGGGGAGCTTCTCTTCTCACCTTCTTGACCTCCGCTGCGCTAGTAGCTGCAGTTGTCGGAGTATCTAAAAAGACATGTCGAGACAGACAATTCTTGGTCCATGAACAAGGACATAGAAATCAATAGTCACGTCAACGCCCGGTGATACCTTCAAATAGAACTTTCCAGGCATCACAAGCGAACTAGACGGTTGAATCTGTCTGGTAAGAGTATCAGGAATGATAAGCTTAACTTCAGTCTTGATGCCAACGTTAAAAGCATTCGAGACGTGAGTATGACCACCAGGAGCGAGACCAATTTGCTTCGCGGTGAGTGTCGCATTCGCGTTCGCTATCCCCATATAAACGTATTGCCCCATCGCGGTTGTGACGTATGAGAGTGTGATGCCAATCAAATCACACTTACTACAACCCGTCAGCTGCGTGCCGAGCAAATCGGCAAGAGATCGAGCAATATTGAGGTCTTTAGAAACATCGGAAGACTTAGGAGTAACTCGGAAGATGTTATTATACTCTTGATCACTAGTAATCGTCGGCTCCAATGGAACCGGCGGTAACATCTTGGCACTAGTAGTCAAGGTCGCCATGGTGAGTATTCAGAACCCTGCGAGTGTATTGCAGCACCGCGGCCCCTGTACTTAACGGGGTAGGAACGAAATCAGCGAAGTGATCAAGGAAAGTGGCGATAAAGCCATAATCCTGTCCACGGCCGATAGGCGTGACATCCTGACCAGTGACCTTATGCCAAGGTAATTTCCCGGTGTACCCATACCTCTTCAGATTGAACATCATGCGATTAACCTCCGAGTGATGTGACAACTCTTCCTCAGTCATCAATGACACAACCTGATCACCGAGTTGATAATTCCAAGCGAACATCTCAAAGTATCCAAGTGCAATGTCCTCGAGCTTGCCTGCCTCTATGAGTCCGCAGAGTCTCTTGAACAGAATCACAGGATCCTTCATCATCATCCCCTTCTTTACAAGGAATGAACAAAAGGACCCAGTGGTGGACACCTCCCGTTTCTCAGAACAATGATCATGTGGAGCGTAATGCCACCATTCGGAAGATATGCTAAGACCAGCCTGTCGACAGACGTCATCTCCACTGACAGCGATCGGTGAACCACGAGGTAGGTCATACTTGAGACACTCTCTCGCAAATGAGAAGAATGTGTTCGCCAACCAAGTGAATATCTCGCCAGAAAAGGTCATCAGTCCAAATTGGATGGTCCTAGTGTGGAAATCAGCCTTGTCCCTAAGGTACTCAGCTACTAGTTCATCCGAAATGCCGCATCGCCTCATAAATCTAGAGAAAAGAACTGTAGCACCGCCCCGAACACTGCCATCGAAGCCACTCATATCCAACATCTCGTGATGCTCGTACGCCGCGTATTCCTTGAAGTAACCAGCCATCTCGGCAAGTGATCTTTTCGCATGGAAGTAAATGGAAGGTGGAGAAAACGCGAGCAAATGCTCAAGCATGTGAACTCCAACCCATCCAAACTTGAAAATGTAAGCGTCACTCCTAACGAGAATCGGTTGCAAAGGTTTAGCGACTGGGAAATCCCGGACCTTCATCGCCCACTGAGTCTTCGCCGTAAGAAAATCGAAGTAATCAGGATGTGAGCGATTGAGAGAAGCACGTTTTAGCTCCTCCTTCCGATCAGCGCGACGTTCCTGAAATACGCTCTGTGCATGAGCAATCATCATATGATCGCATGGGATTATTTCATTGAGATCCCAGCCCAGAGTCTTACATGCAGCGGCCCATAAAGCGTTGCCGTAACCGGTATCATCGCGGAGCTCCTGTATATTTTCCTCATAGGTGCCCCTCCGTATCCTCTGCTCCATACCAGCGAGAAAAGAAGCCTCATCCTTCGACTTCTGGTCTTGTCCCCAGTTCCAAGCGCGAGGCATGAAGAAGTCAGGCCTATCGCGACCCATTGATGGAAGTCGCTTCATGTACGCCCCGACCTTCAGCCCCTCTCTTTTGGCGAGTCGCTGTAACAACGGGTAGGCATCCTTCCTTCGCATTGGGACATCGACCTTTTGCTCAGAATACATATTTTTCCTCGTCAATTCAGCGTCAAACCGTTCCATCACCTGTGCGTGGTGTAACTCGAAGAGCTCCTGATGATCCGTGATAGGTAGATGAGTTCTCAATTTCTTGTCAAATACCTCAGGCTCAGTGGGATGCGGCTCGTCGAATTCAGGCTCCGGAAACTCCTGAATGTACGGCTTGAAGTCATAGGCCTCCTTGTACACCTCGTCATCGTAATGCATCGTCTTGCGGCCGACCTTCTTGAGTGCCGGTTTGTCTGGATCTACGAAGTTCTCACGGTAGTCGAAAGTGAAGTTAGAGCGCATGAATTCCTCATTCTTCAAGTTCGCAGGATCACCAGCCAACACCTGTCGTATATCATCCGGCAACGGCTTGCCCAGGACCTCCTCAATGTTGTAGCTAGCACTTTGGATGATATTGACGCGCATGCCGGGGCGGTAGCCCTCATGATACTTGAATAACTGATGCAGTATCTTGTTCTCTCGCAAATACATCTCATTCTGCCCGTCATTCTGGAACGACACAACGATTATCACGTCCTGCGCGCGCGTAAGAACCGTATGTAGGATCTGATAGTTTGTCATCCTCAAAACGCGATTGTCGACGTCGATGATTGCGAGAGGTGTGCTTAAACCCTGACTGCCAGCGAAAGTCTCAATCTCTCGGCCCATCAGATCTGTCGCCCAGCCCTTTGCGGCATGTGAAGCGACGAAGAATTCCGCGTCCTTCCACTTCTGCATGAGATCAGCGTCAGAAACGGTCGGGAAAAACTGCCTCAGCTCAAGGTAACTCTTGGGAACAACATTTGCGAAATGGAAACCGCCTGGATGATCGCTAAACGTGCCATATTGGCAAAAGTTGGCAATGCCAGGTCCAAATCTGTAGGTTCCTCGCAAATAGACCTTGTTCAACGAAGTCAACATCTCTGCGTTCCCGGGAATCCCGATGTCGTTCAGCTTGCACCTCTCGTTCGGTTCATGCCATTCACTCTGGTATCTGTCACAGCAAAAGACGAACATACGAACCCAAGGGAAAAGGAGCGCAACAGCGTCCATATAACCCTTTGGATACTTGTCCTCGTCAAAGACCATGACCCAACCCCACGTCTGTTTGGCAAGAGTAACCTCAAACGTCGTGACATAATTAGCGGGAGTTCCCCTCCCGGTCGCACGATTCTTGTCACGTACGCCGAGCTTGTTCCTCCAATCATCTGCGAGAGTAGTTGTGCAGCAAGAGACGTTGAATATGTTGTCCTTGTGATACCTCTTATTCCTCAGCAATTTCTGGACAGCACTGCTTTTCCTACAACCAGCCTCCCCTTCGTAAACGACGAGCTTCCTCGGCTCTTGATCCTTAAGAGAGTCGAAGTAATTGTCCCAAGCAACTAGAGTCTCATTGTTAATCGGCATCTCCGCAAAGGTACCAGTTGTACCTTGATTGAGGGCGCGAATATAATCGCAAGCCCTCGTTGGAGCTGGACGCCAATCCGACACACTAGTAGTAGCTAGACCCTCGATCTGCTTAATTAAATCCTTCGCACCGGATGGGAGACCCTTAACAGGAACTCGTACTGGCTTGAGAACCATGCCGCGCTGATGTTTAGCTGCAGTAATATGGTCTCCGTCCAATTCGAGAGTGAAATAAGTCTTCCTCTGTACGCCGTAATTCCCCTCAAGTTGACCATTAGCGTAGTTGACTCTGAACATGCATTGAAGAGCGCAACCGATAGTGTGAAGTAAAACAAGCGGAAGCATCTTGTCATCAAGATGATCTGCTGGGTACAAAGGCAAAGTTCGCCTAAGTATCTCAAACTTCTCTATACCGGTCACGTTCCACACGGCCACGAGCAAACAATCATTCTCAGGGTATGGGATCTTCGGGTAACAACGGATCCTTTGGTACGGGATCTTCTTAACGCGCTGGTTCTGTGTCAAAGGGAATATATAATCCCACAAAGCCACGCCGCTGCGTTGTGAAGTCGCCTGCATACCAGTAGGCATCTTGCCAAGTATCTTTCCCCAGGTCTCCTTAACGACTCGCAATTTTTCCTCCTTAGCATCTACCTTGTGATGCGTCTTCGTGGGAGCGGTCTCGCTTGTGACATCTGCCCTCCCAGAACCGTCCATCTCCGGACTCTCCTCGTCAGGAACGTTGCCGTCCCTCGCATGATTACCCCTAGCCATCTCCTTAGCCTGATTCAGCAGAATTGCCTTATCAGTATAACCGGTGATGATCGACGTCATTTCGTCATGTCTGACTTCGGCGGGGGTTTTGCCGAAGTCATGTCGCATCTTGCACTCCTTGATGTACTCCGCGATACCCAGTGAGGGGTGAGCTAGTTTCCAATCCAACCATGTTGGGCATTGTCCACATTCGCAATCTTTCGCGTCAGCGTCAGTAGGTGTATCGCCATACAAATCGTCCTCGCTACAGACTGAAGTAGGAGCCGTCGTGGTAGAGTCCTCGCCATCACTGTCCTCATCGTCCGTTTCGACGGTAGGCCTTGGTGGTCGCTTGATCTTTTCCTTGAACTCTGCTGTGTGTCTCGACGGAGGCGGTTTTGGCTTAACAACCTTTCCGAATCGGTAGATCCTCGGTGGCGGCCTAGGCTCAAGAACGTCCATATCGAAACTCGGCACCTCAGGCACTGGTCTCCTAGGAATTGGCTCGCCCACATCCACGGCATAGAGATCCGAAAAAGGGTTATCGTAAGGACTAGGAATGATCGGAATCGGCACAAAAGGTGGCGGAAGTCTCCGAGCTGGCACAGGCTTCCAATTCCTCCCAGGTCTGGGAGGTGGCGGCGGCCCGAGCTTGCGCTTGAAATCATTCACCTGAGCCTGCTCAACGGAGCGCTTACTATACTTTAGCACATTCCGTCTCGTAAAGCCAGGACAACACTTCCACTGGAATACCCCCTCGGGTGTGATCTCATATTGCTCAAGGTTGTCCTTCGCGAGTCCGAAAAGCGCGTAAGCGAAACTCTTGATCTGAGCCCAGAAACCCTCCCGAAGTGATGCCTCAACCTGCCAAGTCATCCTATATGCCCCAGACTCCTTTGAAACGGAAACAACAGCGGTAGCAAGTATGATGGCTCGCACTGGATAAGGCTCATTGATGAGTGCTCTGTTTCGCTCAGCGTACTTAGACTCGAAGAATTTGTGCTTCATAGCTACAATGTGACCAATTGTCTTGTAATAGGCCTGTTCCTTGAAAGTATTGTAACTCTTGCTCTGGAGCCTTGCAGTCGCTCGTATCTTAACAGCCTCAAGAATAACCTCAACCAACCAGCATTTGTCCCCAACAGGCAAGTACATCCCAACGTCAGTGGCCCTCTGCCTTAATTTTCCCCAGATATCCTCAGCCTTTGCGTTGCTCAAGACCTTAGCATACTCGAACAGTGAGACGTAATCATTGATTCTCACAGGCTCAAGATCAGTAGGCATCCTCCTGAACAATCTCGGGATCGGCATGTATTCAGCCATCGTCAATGGTATACAACCAGGAATTGAAAGATTGTATGGGGTCCAAACCTGTACGTGACTATTCAGCTTAGAAGCGACCAAACCACCACGGTATGTGAATTTCCTATCTTGCGTGGTTATCTGCTTCAACAAAAGTAGCCCAGGATCTTGTGGTTGCTCGTACGCTCCGCCATTGTCTCCCTCAGGAATGTATACCATCGTCTTCTTGTCCGGCAAATCTATCCAAGTGTACAACGACGGCCGCGATGAATGTCGAACGACCAAACGCTCAAGTGGGTAGACATGGGTCACAATGACATAGCGCACCTTAGGATTGCACTCATAGAAGCTAGGAATAAAAGCCTCGTTCATGAAGTGACCTGAATCATGGAAAACGACGTAGGGCGTAGTTATCTCGTCAAGAGAGAAGATCTGAGCACATAGATCACCGGGATTGTCCAAGTAACGGGACATATCCTTAAGATCGATGATCGGATTTTTGACATAGTACTCGGGCTCCAGGCCGCGATCACGCATCCCCTCCACGACCCAGGAAACATTCGCCTGTGACATCGATACAAAAGTCACTGGACCATTAATGTGCTTCGGCAAAACCTCCTTACACTCCCACCTTCGCAAAGCTGCGTGTATAGGGTGAGGATGAGGGGTCGGTGACGCACCGCTCCAAGGCAATGAGAGCTCGTTCATGAAGTGCTGGTTCTCAGGTTTAATCGCATAAGGACAAATCTCATCAACCGCCATAGCCGCATCAGCCATTCCCCCAGCTCGGAAGTTCTCATTATTACGAACAACTTCTGGCGTACGGTAGGAATCCATCGAAATGTCATAGGTAGATTTCGCCGCGACTCCAACAAAAACTGTCGGTGTCAGCTTGGCTAGTTCTGCCATGAATTCAAGATCCCCAACGGAGCCAGGTAGATTATTTTGTGAAGCTCGTATAATGTGAACGTCCCCATCATCCTTGATCTCCCAAACGATCCTAGATTCGTACTTCTCAGGGCATTGTTGTCGCAACCTCTTTTTTGCAGACCAAGTCGGTTTCCGAGTCATAGCGAGAACATCCTCAACGGTAGCGACCTCCATGCCTCCCTCGCGGGAGCGTGGAATGAGGTTCGCCCACGTGAGTTTCTTCCAGCATTCTCCAGGACCACCAACCATACGTCTGCGGACGGGAGCCTCATCTTCCTCGTCAGATTCCACATACTCGCGCTTGACATCAGCCACATAGGGGTCTGCTTCAGGGCCATCGTCCTCGAGACTGTGCGGACCCTCAAGGAAAGCGTGAGCAATAGAATTTAGCTCCCAATCTTCCCAAGAGTCCACTAGCGAACCGACACGGTGATGTGAAGTATGTTCGGCAGCTGCATGAAAGTCGTGCAATATATGTTTGTCGCCTGGCACAACATGGAAGCCCCCAGCATTCAACTCAAGACCACGCGGCACATCCGTAAACATACCAGATTGAGCAACCTCAGATGCAATGTCCATCACAGTTGGAGCGCGACCTAAAGAGGCTGCAGCTTCCTGTCTGTGCTTGACCTTAAACATCGTCAAGTAGCACATCCCTGGTTTCTTGTGCTTGTTTTTAACTCCTCCACGCGAGCCTCTCTGACGGGGCTTTCTTTCGACGACTTCCGGTAACACAAAGTTTTCTAAATTTTCTGTAGTGCAAACATAACGGCAAATCGGACACTTATGAGACGTACTGAAGGCTGTGTTTATACAATCGGAATGGAAATAATGAGAACAAGGCAAATAAGAAACTTGTTTTTGATGTTTTTCGAGACATATAGAACAGTCGGTCGCACTCAGAGGCGTCGGACCAGTTTTGAAAAGTGAAATAAGATCAGCAGATTCAACAGTCGGCGGAACGTAAAAGGTCGGAATGGAAGCGGAAGCTAAGTTTGAAATGTTTGGGAAACCATCATCTTCTTCTTCTTCAAGCAAGGAAACTCCAATAGCTAAAGCGCGGATCCTAGTAACTGACTCGGCACACCAATCTGGCATGCCTAAATGTCTAGGACCAACGTTTGCGCAAACGGTACAGGCATAAGAGCTGTGGCTCTCATTCATAACAGGTGAACCACACGATGTACATCGCATGACGTAACTGCAATCGCAGACAGCTGGACGCGTCGTAGGCGTCCATCGAACTGTCATTGCGCGTTGCAATAATGTCGTAGGAAGATGGTGTGGAAATTTTCGTTGAAAACGTCTCTCATACTGTTTCATCTTACTCTGTGAAAAGTTAAGAGAACCTCGACCAGTTGAGAAAGAACCGATACCTCTGACTGAAGAGTGCACAGGGCACATCGAAGCCAAAGAGTTATCACGTAAACGCAAAGCAGCGCTAACAGACAACCCGATGACAGTAAAGTCAGATATACCAATCTCTCTACCAGAGATGACGTGACAACAAGGATCGACCTCAAAATTGAGGCGCGAGCAGACGTGCTCGACATGATCCACCTGAAATGGAATGGGAACCACAGCCCTTGGGGGGGCTGTGGGGAAAGGGAACATGTCACGATAGCGTGAAC